CAGGAGTTGTTCGGCGAGATTCTCGACGACATCGAAGGCGCGATGTGGACCTGGGACATGTTCCAGTACACCGAGGACCCTCCCGACATGATCCGGATAGTCACCGGAGTCGACCCAGCCGGTTCCGTGAACGCACGCAGCGACGAGACGGGGATCATCACCGCCGGGATCGGCGAGGACCACAACCTCTACGTGTTCGCCGACGTGTCCGGGCAGTACAGCCCCGCCACTTGGGCAACCAAGGCCAACCGGGAGAACGAGGACTACAAGGGGGACGCGATCGTCGCCGAGAAGAACTACGGCGGGGACATGGTGAAGCACACCTTGGAGACCTCCGGCTACCGGGGTGCCCGCGTCAAGTTGGTGGAGTCCCGGCGCGGCAAGGCGATCCGTGCCGAGCCGATGGTTGCGCTCTACGAGAAGCGCAAGGTGTTCCACGTCGGCAAGCCCGGTGACCTGGCCGAGTTGGAGGACGAACTGACCACCTGGGTCCCCGGCCACGGTGCCTCACCGAACCGGCTGGACGCCCTGGTGCACACCCTCACCGACCTGGCGAAGCCGATCCTGCCCGCCGAGATTGCCGACCCGACAAAGTTGCATCAGTCCGCTCCGCGTGGTTTGTACGTCGTCCGATGAACCACGTACCTGGTTCATTTCTGTGGGTCGCCGCAGTCCTGGTCGCGGTGCTGTCCGTGGCCCGCACCGCACGGCTGCTGGTGTTCGACGAGTTCCCTCCGGTGGCCTGGCTGCGCGCCCAGGTCGTGGCCCGCCTGCCGGAGTCCTGGGCACCCCTCGCGACCTGCGCGTTCTGTATTGCGCCGTACCTCGCGGCGGGGATGGGCGTGTGGATGTGGCTGGCCTGGACGGGCACCAACTTCCACTGGACGTGGTGGGTGCTGAACGGGTGGTGGGCAGCCTGCTACCTCGCCGCGATCGTGGTGGCCTACGACCAGCCCGAGTGAACATCACCCGAACTGACGGGAACCACATCCTCCTCACGGGTCTACACTCCCCGGCATACGGACCCCTCTGGATGCGGGGAGTGTCGTGCCAAGACCCAAGAAGGAACCGTCCACGGCGGTCGCGATGCCGACCACAAAATCGCTGGTCGCGTCGTCAACCAGGTACCCCGGCAAGGGTGTCCGCATCTACAACCAGCGGCAGGACTGGCAGACCGAGGCGTACCGCCACTATGCGATCTGCGGGGAGGCACGCTACGGGGCCCGGTTCTTCGGCCACGCACTCAGCCGCGCCGTGCTGTCCACGGCGACCGTCAACTCCGACGCCGAGATAGAGCCGCTCACCAGTGGGCCCGCCTACGAGGCGCTCGTCGACCTGTTCGACGGTGAGGCCGGACAGACCCAGATGTTGGAAGCGATCGGGATTCACCTCACCGTCGCCGGGGAGTGTTACCTGATCGGTCGACGGGTCATGACAGGAGACCAATGGGAGGTGGTCTCGTGTCTCGAAGTCCAGGTCACAGGGAACGCCTGGCAGATCAACTACGGGAACGGCCTGCCCATCATCCGACTGACCGAGGACGATGTGGTCATTCGCATCTGGCTCCCGGCACCCGGCAAACACGTCGAGGCAGACTCTCCGTTCCGTTCCCTGCTCCCCATCCTCAGTGAGATCGAGTGGCTCACCCGTCACGTGTTCGCACAAATCACGTCCCGTCTCGCTGGCGCAGGCATCCTGATCATGCCGCAGGGCATGTCGTTCCCTCCGGCACCGGCAATGGACGGCCAGGAGTCCGAGACCACCAACGAGGCGGACGCCTTCATGGCGACCCTCGCCGATGCGATGCTCACCCCGATCCAGGACCCCGGCTCCCCCGCCGCCACCGTCCCGATCGTGGTCACCGCCCCCGACGACGCGATCGACAAGCCCCGGCTGTTGGAGTTCTGGTCCGAACTCGACTCGCACGCGATGGAACTCCGCACCGAGGCGATCCGCCGGTTCGCGCTCGGCATGGACCTCCCCCCCGAGCAGATACTCGGCATCGGCTCCTCGATCGGGGTCGGCGGCGGACAGTCCACGGGCGTGTCCCACTGGGGTGCCTGGCAGATCGAGGAGTCCACGATCAAGATGCACGTCGAGCCGATGCTCGACACGGTGTGCAACGCGCTCACGATGGGCTACCTGCGACCCGCCGTCGAGGACGGCATGGAGTCGGTGGCCGCGTTCGTCACCTACTCGACCGAGCGGCTACGGCTGCGGCCCGACCGGTCCAAGGAAGCCTTCGAGTTGTACGACCGGGGGCTGCTGTCCCCGAAGGCGCTGCTCCGCGAGAACGGCTTCCTGGTCGCCGACATGCCCACCGACGAGGAGTTCCAGAACTGGCTGCTCATCAAGGCGGCGACCTCCTCGACTACCCCTGAGCAAGTCGACGCAGCCATGCAGCAACTCGGCGTCGACCTCGGCGGGGCCGCACCGACGCAGGAGTTGCCCCGCCAAGGCCGCCCCGCCCCCAGCCTTGACCAGCATCCGACCCGGCCCCGTACCCCCGGCGAGTCCGCGCTGGTTGCCGCATCCGAGGCGCTGGTGTTCCGCGCGTTGGAGCGGGCCGGGAACCGGCTCCGGCAGCAGGTCGCGAAGCCGCCGGGAGTACCCGCCTACGAAACACACCTCTACGTCTCACCCGGCACCGGTACCCGCAGGCTGCTAGAGGATGCCTGGTCCTGCGCGCCGCAGGTCCTCGACGGGATCGCCGACCCGGAGATTGTGGTGCCGCTGCTCAACTCCTACTGCCAGTCGCTCATCCAGGGACGCCAGGCGCACGAACGCTCCCGGCTGCGGAACTGGCTGCAACTCGCCCAGGAGTCGACGGCATGATCGTGCTCTCCATCGAAGAGTTCGCCGCCAAGAGACGCGGCGACCAGGACGAGTTGGAAAAGACCCTGTTCCCGTTCGTCTCCCAGGCGATCGAGGCGTACCCGGTGGACGGCTGGTACAACGACCTGCTCGCCGAGGTGGCCCGCGACTACCTGGAAGTGTTCCGCCGCGAGGGCGGACGCCCACCCGTGAAGCCCACCGCCGCCGAGTTCGCCGACTCGGTGCGCGCCACCCTCGACAAGACCAAGGACCCCGACCACAACACCGTGGAGCGGCTCAGCGTGTGGCTCGCCACCGCGATCCTCAACGCGGGCACGCAGGCTGCCGCTGACACCGACGAGGAGTTCCTGCTGATGGAGTGGGTGACGATGCACGACAAGGACGTGCGTCCCGCCCACCGGTCCACCGACGGACAGCAGCGTCCGGTCGGCGAGCCGTTCGACGTGGGCGGCGTGGACATGCGCTACCCCGGAGACCCGTCCGCACCCATCGACCTGTGGATCAACTGCCGTTGCTCGCTAGCCCCCGTCCTCGCCAGCGAGGTCGAGGAGATGAACCGGGCACCTGGTTCATCGGAAGGAGTCACCATGACCGCCACCGAGACCGAGGCGGAGCCGGAGACCATCGGCACCCCGCCCGCAACGCCCTGGCACGGAGTCCTCGCACCCGAGGGAGTGTGGTCCGGAGACGGACGCCGCTTCGCCGAGGGCGCGCTCACCTTCCGCGACCTGCCGCTCCCGCTGACCTGGCAGAAGACCAGCGACGACGGGCACAAGGGCTCCGTCACCGTCGGCAAGATCGAGACCATCGAGCGGGTCGGCAACCTGCTGCACAGCACCGGCATGTTCCTGTCCACCCCGGAGGCCGACGAGGTGGTCGGCCTGATCGCCGAGTTCGGCAAGTTCGGGGTCTCCGTGGACGCCGACGACGCCGAGATGGAGTTCGGTGAGGGCGAGGACGAGGGCAAGATCACGTTCACCTCCGCCCGTATCTCCTCCGCGTCGGTGCTCCCGATCCCCGCGTTCGCCGAAGCGTTCGTGGCCCTCGGCACCGGGGGCGACGGACAGCCCCCGCAGATGGACGACGTGTGCGACCCCGAGTCGGAGAACTACGACGAGGCCGCGTGCATGGAGCAGCAGGCATCCCTCGCCGCCTCCGCCGAGTTCGTCTCCGACAAGCCGTGGTCCGACTTCACCCAGGCCGACTACACCGACGAGCAGTGGTACCGGGCCACCGTGCTGCACCGCAACGGCAACTCCCGCGCCAAGTCCGACAACGGCCTGCCGATCCGCGAGCCCGGTGGTGCGCTGAACCGGAACGGGGTGCACGCCGCCGCCGGTCGGTTCAACCAGACCCAGGGCCCGCCGGAGGCGAAGGCGTCCGCGAAGCGTGCGCTGCGCGGTGCCTACAAGCAACTCGGCGAGGAGCCCCCGGACGTGTTGAAGTCCGCGCTGATGGAGACCATCGAGGCGCGGCGCGGACCCGGCTGGGTCACCAACCCGGAGGACACCCGCAGGCTGTGGGCGTACTGGACGCAGAAGGGGCAGCCGGGATACGCGAAGATCAACTGGGGTGTCCCCGGCGACTTCAACCGGTGCCGCACGCTGGTCGGCGAGAAGATCGCGCAGAACTCCCCGGAGGACATGCGATACCTCAACCAGATTTGCGCGCAGTGGCACCACGACGCGCTGGGTTGGTGGCCGGGACGACCCACCTCCGGGGAGGCCGAGCCGTTCACCGAGACCACAGGGACAGCCGTACACCTGGTGGCGTCCGCAGGCGGACACCCCGCACCGTCCGCCTGGTTCCAGGACCCGCACCTGGACCGACCGACACCTCTCACGGTTACCGAGGACGGCCAGGTGTACGGCCACCTCGCCGCGTGGGGCACCTGCCACACGGGCTTCGACGGAGTGTGTATCGAGCCGCCCCACTCCGAGACCGGCTACGCCTACTTCCTGACCGGTGAGGTCACCACCGACCAGGGACCGGTGCCAGTCGGGCAGGTCACGCTCGGTGGCGGTCACGCCCCACGCGGCATGAAGATGCGGCCCGCCTTGGAGCACTACGACTCCACCTCGTCGGCGGTCTGCGACGTGACAGCGGGCGAGGACGAGCACGGCATCTGGCTGGCCGGGATGGTGCGACCGGGCACCACCGACGAGCAGGTCCATGCCCTGCGCGCCTCCCCGCTGTCCGGCGACTGGCGCAAGTTGGGTGCCCACCGGGACCTGGAACTGATCGCGGCACTGGCCGTGAACGTCCAGGGGTTCACCGTGCCGAGGGTCGGTGTTCAGCAGGGACAGCAGGTCTCGCTGGTCGCCGCCGGGATGCTGTACCCGGAGGAGCGGTCCACCACGGCGTTCCCGTTCGACCTCGACGACCTCGGGGCCGTCGTCGCCAAGCACCTGCGGATGTTCGACTCCCGACGTGCCCGGATGGCCGAACTGGTCGCACGGGTCGGGGGAGCAAGGATGAGCCAGAAGCCTGAGGACCTGCTGCTGCACCTGCAGGAGCAGGTCGACGAGGGGACACCGCCGTTCGAGCCGGTGACCCCCGAGGACGACACATCGGTGTCCGCGAACCTGGACACCTAGAGAGGGCCCGTCATGGGATGCAACTGCGGGGGCAGCAAGTCCCGGTCGAACGTGCAGTACATGTACACGTCGCCGACCGGGGACCGAAAGACCTACAAGACCCAGGTGGAAGCCAGGGCGGCACAGATCAGGAACAAGGGCGGAACCATCCAGGAGGTGCGCGCAGCATGACCGAGCAGACCCCCGAGCAGACCGAGGACGACCTGGACTTCGACGTGGAGTTCGACCCCGAGGACCTCGACCTCGACGGCGACGACTCCGCCGAGTACGTCGAGCCGGACGGCGAGCAGGACCCGGAAGGCCACGAGAAGCCCGACCACGACAAGCACGAGGACTGATCGACATGGTGTTCTCCATCGCGACCACCGTCCGCAACGCGCTCAACGACCACACCAACGAGCCGGGTACCTGTCTGATGGCGGTTCGCATCTGGGCCGGGATCGCGGCCCGGTACCCGGACGCGGCGACGGCGTGGCACAACACCAACGACCGGCACCCCGGCAATCGGAACCCACCGAAGGGCTCCTTCGTGTTCTGGACCGGCGGCTCCAAGGGCTACGGGCACATCGCCCTGTCCCTGGGCGGCGGCAAGGTGCGCTCCACCGACGCGGGCGGACGTGGCCGGGTAGCCACCGTGGACCTCGGCTGGGTCGAGCGGAACTGGGGTCAGCGGTACGCGGGCTGGTCGTGGGACGTGAACGAGGTGACGATGCCGCACAAGAAGCCAGCGGCAGCCGGAGCCGCCACCTCCCCGAACTGGGACAAAATCTACGAGTACGCCCGCTCCGCCGCGAAGGCGAACACCGGGGCGGAGAAGTCCGCCGCCGAGGGCATCATGACCACGGCGAAGAAGTACAGCAAGAAGTATTGAGCCGTCATGGCGTTCCGGATGGCGCATCACTCGGGGCGCTACGACAAGATGCAGGTCGCCAAGGCGTTCGGCGAGTACACGAAGAACGCCACCTTCGTCGCGCACACGGAGTTCGCGAACGAGAAGCGGAAGAAGATGCTCGCGGACGCCTGCTCGAAGGCGGGCTGGGGGATGTTCTCCCCCCGCGAGGGTCCCTACGACGAGTGCTGCTTCACCTGGGACACCGCGAAGTGGGAGTTCGTCGAGTCCGCGCAGAAGATCATCAGCAACATCATCTGGTACTCGGCCTCCACCGGGAACCCGATGCCCCGGTTCACCGCCGTCGCCGTGCTGATGCGGCACAAGGCGACCGGTGAACTGTGGGCGTTCCTCACCTGCCACACTCCCAGCCACGTGACCACCTGGACCGGCTTCCGCCCGCTCACCTCCAACCGGGTGAAGTGCTACCGGGACGGGATCAAGAACCTCGGCAAGTGGGTCGAGTCGCTGGTCAAGAAGTGGAAGCCGGTCGCCACCGTGGTCACCGCCGACTGGAACGCGCCGTGTGAGCAGAAGTGGTTCCGCGACTGGTTGGAGGCGCAGTTCCCCAAGCCGTTCCGGGTGATGGGACCGAACGCCGGGGTGGGCCAGAAGCGGTACCCGGACACCCACGACTCGCGGTGCATCGACTGGGCCGTGCTCGGCCCCGGCGCGAAGAAGAAGGGCCAGGCCGTCGCCCGCCGAGTGTCCGATTCCGACCACAAGACCCTGTTCTTCACCCTGCAGAAGGGATGAACCAGGTACCTGGTTCATCGGGTAGCCCTTCCGTCGGGGAGTCGCTCGGGCGTACGTTGCCCTCAGGAAGTCAGTCGGTGCCTTGGTGCCCGGTGTCAGCGCGTAGCGCATCCGGTAGTTCACCCTGTGTAGGAGCCGACCGTGTTTGACATCCTGAGCAACTTCGCAGAGTTCGACGACGAGCGCCTCAACGAGTACCTCGCCGACGTACGCGCTGCGTTCCAGGCGATCGCCGACATGGAGGACCCGACCGACGCCCAACTTGACGAGGCGGAGGCCCTGGCCGACCACATCGACGCGATTCTCGCCGTGCAGAACACCCGCACCGAAGCCGCCACCGCGCGAGCCGACCGTGCCGCAGCCCTCCGGAACCGCTTCGCGGAAGAGACCGCCGAGGAGGAGGCCGAGGAGGAGGAGACCGAGGACGAGCCCGTCGAGGGCGAGGTCGTCGAGGTCGTGGACGAGGAGCCGGAGGCCCAGGTCGCCAGCACCGCCGTCGCGGCCCGCCAGTCCCGCACCGCCGTGATCGCCCGCAAGGTCGAGCGGCCCGTCAAGCCGTCCGTCCAGCGCGGTCCCGTCACCATCACCGCCGCCGCCGACGTGCCGGAGTTCGCCACCGGCTCGGAACTCAACGGACTGGTGGCCGCAGGACAGGCCGTGATCAACCGGACGCGCGGCTTCCCGATCCCGAAGGGCGACGGCAAGTCCGAGGACCTGCGCTACTACGGCGCGGCCTCGATGCGCCTGGACTTCCCCGAGGACCTGCAGATCAACCACGGCACCGCCGACGACATGGAGGTGCTCTACAACGCGATCGACCAGAGCCGTCTCCCCGACGGCAGCCTGGTCGCAGCGGGTGGCTGGTGCGCCCCGTCCGAGACGCTCTACGACCTGTGTGCCGGTGAGACCGTCGAGGGCATCGCCTCGGTGCCCGAGGTGCAGATCAACCGGGGCGGCATCCGGTTCACCTCCGGACCCGACTTCTCCGCCCTGTACGCCGCCGACTCCGGCTTCTGCCAGACCGAGGCCGAGGCGATCGCGGGCGAGGAGAAGCCCTGCTTCACGATCCCCTGCCCGCCGTTCACCGAGGTCCGGATGGACGTGTGCGGCCTCTGCCTGCGGGTCCCGATCCTCACCTCGGTGGGGTACCCGGAACTGATCCAGCGGTGGATGTCCGGCTCGATGATCGCCCACCAGCACCGGATGAACGCCAACACCATCGCCCGGATGGTCGCCCTCTCCGGCACCGCGCTGGCCCCGGACGGCCTGGGCTCCACCGTGGTGGACACCAGCGCCGGTCTCGCGATCGTGGCCGACGGCATCCGGCAGAAGTTCCGCCTCGGCGTCTCCTCCTCGATGGAGGCCCTGGTGCCGATGTGGGTGCGGGGCGCGATCAAGGCCGACCTGGCTGCCCGGAACGGCTGCTGCGCCGCCGACATCAGCGACCAGCAGGTCAACTCGGTGTTCGCGAACGCGGGCCTGAACGTCCAGTTCGTCTACGACTGGCAGGAACTCCCCGCCAACGCCACCGAGTACCCGGCCACCTACCAGGCGCTCATCTACCCCGCCGGAACGTTCGTCAAGGGCGTCTCCGACGTGATCAACCTGAGCGCCGTGTACGACGCCGCCTCGCTGGCGACGAACGTGTTCACCGGCCTGTTCTACGAGGAGGGCATCCTCGTCGCGCAACTGTGCTACGACTCCGCCCTCGTCACGCTGCCGATCTGCAACGCCGGTCGTACCGGTGCCGCAGACCTGAC